ACGGCGGGCTGATCGAACCGCCCGTGGCGGGCGGCGCCCGCATCTTCACGGGCGCCCTGGTCGCCATCAACGCTGCCGGCCTGGCCGTGCCGGGCAGCACGTCCACCACGCTGGTCGGTGCGGGCGCCGCCCTGGCGCCGGCCGACAACACCCTGGGCGCGGCCGGCGCACTGCGCGTGCGCGTTGACAAGCGCCCCGCGCGCTTCGCCAACAGTGCAGCTGCCGACGCGATCACGCTGGCCGACCTCGGCAAGGACTGCTTCATCGTGGACGACCAGACCGTCGCCAAGACCAACGGCGCCAACACCCGCAGCCGCGCGGGCAAGGTGTTCGACGTGGATGCCGATGGCGTCTGGGTCGATTTCCGCTGAACCGCAACTGCAACGGAGTTTCAACCCATGCAAATCAATCACAGCAATCTCGCCATCCTGAACCAGGCGTTCAGCGGCGCATTCAAGGGCGCGCTCGCGCAGGCCGCTCCCATGTGGAGCCAGGCCGCCACCCTGGTGCCCAGCACCACCAGCGAGACGAAGTACGCCTGGCTGGGCCAGATCACGCGCTTTCGCGAGTGGATCGGCGAGCGCCAGATCCAGAACCTGGTGCTGCACGACTACGCCATTAAGAACAAGACGTTCGAGAACACCGTTGCCGTGAGCCGTGAAGAGATCGAGGACGACCAGTACGGCGTCTACACCCCCGTGATCCAGCAGCTCGGCCAGGACGCCGCGACGCACCCGGATGAGCTCGTTTTCAGCCTGCTCAACGCCGGCTTCACCACGGCCTGCTACGACGGGCAGTACTTCTTCGACACCGACCACCCGGTGGGCGCGCCTGGTGCGCAGGCGAGCGTGAGCAACTTCCAGGGTGGCAGCGGTACCGCGTGGTTCCTGCTGGACACCACCAAGGTCATCAAGCCCGTGCTGTACCAGAAGCGCCGCGACTACGCATTCACCGCGAAGACCAACCTGACCGACGAGAACGTCTTCAACCGCAATGAGTTCGTCTGGGGCGCCGATGGCCGTGGCAATGCGGGCCTGGGCCTGTGGCAGCTCGCCTATGCCTCCAAGGAGGCGCTCACGGTGCAGAGCTACGCCGATGCCCGCGCCGCCCACCAGAGCCTGCGCGGCGACAACGGCAAGCCGCTGGTCATCCAGAGCAAGGAGCTGTGGGTGCCGCCCAACCTGGAGCAGGCCGCGCTGGAAGTCGTGCAGGCCGAGCGCCTGGCGGGCGGTGCCACCAACGTGATGCGCAACCTCAGCAAGGTTGTCGTCTGCCCCTGGCTCGCCGCCTGATCGCAACCCCAAGGAGCAACCCATATGGCAACAGCCAAGAAGACCCCGCCGAAGCGCAACGCCTCGGCACAAGCCACCGCCGCCGCCACGCTGGGCGCACCCGCCGAAGGCATGCGCCAGGTGTTGCAGGTCATCACCAAGCGCGACGGCTTCAGACGCGCGGGCCGCGCCTGGTCTGGCACCACCACCGTGCCGCTCGATGAGCTGACCGAAGAGCAGTACTTACAGCTCACCACCGAGCCCATGCTCGTAACGCTGCTGCTCGAAGTGCCCGACGACCAGGTCGGCGAGCTGTCCGCCGCCGATGAGGGCGGAACCAGTACCTGATACCTCCAGGAAGGGCATTGACCCGTGCGCGTTGCTCCCCACGCGCGCGGCGAGCCCCGGCAATTTTGAAGACCGTCGCCATGTCCTACATCACCACTGCCGAACTTGCCGAGCGCCCAGGCGCCCGCGAAATCGCCCAGACCGCCAGCCTGCCGCACCAGATGGTGCGCGACGACGCGCTCATGGACGCCACGCTGCGCGGCCTGGACCGCAGCGCGTGGACGCCCGAACAGATCGCGGCGGCCGACGCGGCGCTGGCCCGCGTGCAGGACGCCGTGGCCGAGGCCGGCGCGCTGATCGACGGGCACCTGGTGCAGCGCGGCTACGTGCTGCCCATCGACCTGCCCGCAGGCAGCTCCGGCCGCAGCATGGTGACGGTGTGGGCGCGCTCGATCACACGGTACCTGCTCAACAAGGACCGCATGAGCGACGAGTCCAAGGACCCCGTGGCGCGCGACTACCGCGACGCGCTCAAGCTGCTGGGCCAGCTCGCAGCTGGCAAGTTCAGCCTGGGCGTCGATGACCCGGCCGCCACCGCCAACGCCAGCAGTACCGACGTGCGCTTCCAAGGCGCCGAGACGGTCTTCGGGCGCGACCAGATGCGCGCTTTCCGCTGAATGGCCATGGACCTGCAACCCATCCTCCAGCGCCTGCGCGATGAGCTCGCAGACCTGCAGCTGCGCGAGATCGAAGAGGCCCCCGGCCTGGACGCCGCGATGCGTGCCAGCCGCGCCACGCCTGCCATCTATGTGCTGCCGCTGTCCGAGCGCGGCCAGGGCCTGGACCACACGGGCGACACCGACCAGATCGAGCACCGCCTGTTCGGCGTGCTCCAGGCCGTGGACGTGATGAGCCCGACGGGCACCCCCGGCGTGGTCGATCTCGCCACGCTGCGCCGCAGCGTGAAGCAGGCACTTATCGGCTTCGTGGCCGACGACTCCATGGGCGAGCCCGTGCTGTTCGTGGGCGGCGAGCTGGTGCAGTTCGAGGGCAACGGCCGCCTCTGGTGGTCCGATGAGTTTGGATTTTCTGGCTACTACGACAGGAGCAACCCGTGAGCACACGCAATGCCAAAAACACCACGCCCCAGGCGCAAGAAGACACGTCCGCGCAGGAAGCCACCGCAGCCGTCGCAGACCTGGCCGCTGCCGTGGTTCAGCCCCAGGCGCCCGCCGCGCCCGCCGACGTCTACAGCGGCCAGGGCGGCCTCTACACGATGAAGAACGGCAAACGCGTACGCGTTGCCGCAACCGCAGCAACCACCGAGGAGCAGCAATGAGCGCACCCAAGTTCATCAAGAAAATGGCCGTCCTGGTCGCCATCGAAGCCATCGTGGGCACCATCGTCGTGCCCGTGGCTGCCGATGCCATCGAAGTGTCCGATGTGACGCTCACCCCCATCGAGGGCGATGAGGTAGACCAGGGCGTGATCCGCCCGTACTTCGGCGCCTCGGAAACCACCCTGGTGACCCTGTACCGCAAGATCGCCTTCAGCGTGGGCTTCGCGGGCGTTGCCGCTGCGGGCGACTTGCCCGGCTGGTCCACGCTCATGCGCGCATGCGCCGCCAGCGTCACGAACACGGCCGCGCCCGATCCGGACGCCGGTACCGTGTTTGCGCCCGTCACCGATGGCATCGAGAGCGTGACGATCTACGCCGTGGTGGATAAGCAGCTCTACAAGATGGCCGGCGCGCGCGCCAACGTGAAAGCGACTGTAGACGCCAAGCAGATCCCGAAGTGGCAGTACGAGTTCACCGGCAGTTTCCTGCCCGTGGAAGACGTGGCCAACATGCCGGCCGTCAGCTACGCCAAGTTCCTGCGGCCCCTGGGTGTCAACGCGCTCAACACCAAGCTCTCGCTCGACGGCTTCACTGCCGCGTGCAGCAGCTTTGCTTTCGACTTCGGCAACAGCGTTGTGAAGCAAGACCTGATGAACGTGGACACCACGGAGATCACTGGCCGCGTATCCACCGGCAGCGTCACCTTCCGCAATACGTCGGTCGCTACCAAGAACTGGATCGAGATGGCCCGCGAGAGCGCCAAGGTGCCGCTGCTGCTGATCCACGGCAAGGCTGTTTCCAACCCGGCCAACACCAGCAACACCGTGCAGATCAGCGCATCGCTCGCCCAGATCGGTAAGCCCACGTTCAGCGACCAGGACGGCATCCAGATGATCACCGTCCCCCTGCGCTTCATCCCATCGGACGCCGGCAACGACGAATGGGCCATCGCGGCCTGACCCGCGCCACTTCACTGCCTTTCACTACCTCCAGGAGTCATCGCATGACCGTTGTTCTCGCATCCGTCGCCTTCTGGGCACCCGTCACGTACCGCCTGATCGGCGACGACGGCAAGCCCGAAATTGTCCAGGGCCGCGCCCGCTACCAGCGCCTCAAGACCTCTGAGCGCAGGGCGCTCGACCGCCGCCTGCGTGCAAATCACCTGACGCCCGACGTTCGTGCCGGCATCCGTGCGCAGCTGGACGCGCCTGACAGCAAGTTCACCGCGCGCGAGCGCCGCGAGATCGAGGCCGACCTGGCGGCCGAGCCCATCAACGACGAGCAGTTCCTGCAGGCGCTGCTGGTGGACTGGGACTTCAAGGACAAGACCGGCGCGGTGATCTCGTACACGCCCGCGATGTGCGCGCAGTTGTGCGAGGAGTGGGACGGCTTCGAGGCCGCCCTCGCGCGCGGCTACATGGATGCGCAGAAGAGCCTGAACGACCCGAAGGAACAGGAAAAAAACTCCGAGGCGCCGTCCGGCACTGGTTCCTGAACACCAGGTATGCGCAGCGAAGCGCCGAGGAGGAAGACGCCGAGCTGCGCGCCCAGTGGGCCATGCTCGGCGTCGATCCCGACCGGGCACGCGATGCCGCGCAGGAAGCCGACGACGGCGCTGCAGATCCCGAGCCCGACGAGTTCGAGCTGCCCCCCGAGCTGTGGCCCGCCTGGGAATGCTTTCTTGCCTCCTGGAACCAGTGGCGCGTGATCGTCGGGTTTGCCGCCATGTACTACGACGGCATCGACCGCACAGCCCTGATGTCCACCATGGACATGCTGGGCGTGCAGAAAAGCAAGCGGCGCGACGTGTTCCTGCAGGTGCAAATCCTGGAAGCAGAAGCGAAACCCCTGCGCAATCAGCGCGATTGAACCAACCACGTAGCCACACCGCATGAGCGCCCAATTCGTCGTCGGCACCAAGGTCACTGCGGACGCATCCCAGTACACGAGCGAACTCACGCGCGCAGGGCAGACGACGGCCACCTACACCCAGCAGGTTCAGGCCGCCGACACGGCCGCCCAGGCCATGGGCAGCGCCATTGCGGCGGGCAACAAGGCCCACGCGGCGGGGGCCATCTCGGCCGCACAGCATGCCGCCGCCATGCGCATGCTGCCCGCGCAGATAACGGACGTGGTCACCAGCCTGTCCAGCGGCATGCCGGTCTGGATGGTGGCCATCCAGCAGGGCGGGCAGATCAAGGATTCCTTCGGCGGCGCGGGCAACGCCATGCGCGCGATGCTGGGCGCCATTACGCCCACCATAGCGGGCCTGGGTCTGCTGGCTGGCGCGGCGGGCTTGGCAACGGCTGCCTACTACCAGGGCAG